TTAGAACGGGCAGGGCGCTTGGCGCTGCCATTCTTCTTCGGCGCGGGCATATGCGCAGGCCGAAATGTATTCGTTGTATGCCTCTTCGGCCTTTTCTCCGATAAGCGCAAACTGGGCTTCCTGGGGCAGAAACAAGCTGCTCATTTCCAGAGGTTTCGCCGGGAACATGGCAATCAGTTCTTTCGCCCGCTCGTCGATCCACTTCTCTTTCTCGTCGGTGAGCTGCTGATCAACCCAGCGCCGATCTTCGATTCGGTCGTAAGTGAGGTATGCGTTCATGGCTGAACTCCTGAAATTTGGATGTGCAGATCCCGCCCGCCTTTAGCCAGGCCGATCGGTTGAATAGGTTGGTTGGTATCAGTGAACCATCGGCTCGCCGCGTTCATTCAGCAGTACAACAACGGAGTCACTTTTGATGATGGTTTTTTCGAAGATGTTGAAGGCGTAAAGGCCTTTCTCAACGTTCGCAGAGGCGCGATAAGTTTTGCCGTGGTGTTGCAGCATTGTGCCCGGTAAAACCTCGCTACGTGGCACTGATGCGGTGCCGTAGTGCATTCCAATCATACCTTCACCTCAACCTGTTCCAGGAGGCCAGCAACGTGCATCTGCCAGCGGTTCAGTGTCAGCTTGTCGCGCGGTGCTGATACCGACGTCAGCTGCCACTCGTTATCGTTAAGCTTTTTGGCGGTGTACTGCTTGCCGTTGTGGGTGACTGTCATCATTGCAGGACAACCTTATGCCCATGCTGGACAAGCTCACCCGCTTCCATGCCCACATTCAGCCAGAAGCTTAATGCCAGAAGAACGTCATCTTCGTTTTGGCAGTGGCAGGCATTAACAAATTCCTGAACCGTCTTAACTGCGAGTTTTGCCATTTCTGGCTCAGTCAGGCGTGATATTGGCTGTTCTTTTCTCATAAATCCTCTTGGCCTTATCGCGGCGAACGGAACGGTTAATACAAGACTTCAACGCATTTATTTAGTGTTTCAATGGGCGGTGGATGGCCGCCGGTTGTCATAACTAACCGCACTCATTGAGAACGGTGAGGTATGAAAAAGGCCGCCTACCTGGCAGCCTCAACTTGAATGAGTGCCGGGATGTTTAGCCACGCCCGGCGCGTGATTTCCTTCACTTTCCACAGTCAAAGGAATGTCGTAGACTGGATATTCCACAGTCAATAAAAGGATTTCTTTATGTCCATGAATGTATTTGCAGGAAAGAGAACTGAGGAATCAGTGGCATATGATTTAGCGCTGGCGCTTGCAGTAAAAGACCCATCCGCCAACACGCCAGAAGCTTTAATTGAGCGCATTGCTGATTTGCTTCCTGCCTGTCGTGAAGCAGCAAAGGAAAAGTACAAAGCAGAAGCACCTACGCCTTTTGGGATCGCTATAAAACGATAACTGATGCCAGGGCAGTCTCCAGTGCTGCCTTTATCAACTTCTGCCGATACCAGTGGTCATCTGATGCCCCTTTAACCGCTTCTTCAGCAGCAGCATAAGCTGCGTCAGCTGCTAAAATTACGCCATTGTTGCTTTTAAACATCGCTACTTCATCGTTTTTTATATCCATCACCATCACCTCAAATAAGTGGAGTAGATTTGCCGTCAGCCCCTCGCAAAGAGCTGCTGGTAAAGATTCCCCGATGTTCGGGAACTGAGCAGCAAACCATTCCGGTGCGGAGTCCTATTCGTGTGCTATACCCGCCACGCGTTACACACCTGCCTCAATCCCATTGGGCGCCATTTCAATTTGCCAGGAGCGCTCCGGGTGATTTGCTGCTTGACTGAATTCTTAATGAGCAGGCGACTTGCTGTCCGCCGCTGGCTAACTTCGCTCAGCTGTCGATGTTTCGTTTCGATGAGTTGATAATCACATATTGTGTTTTATTGGTCAACACGAATTGTGATTAATGATGACAACAAAGCGTGTTGTTGCTGATTTGAAAGGGAATTTATTTTTTTAAATACCAGTGCTACGCTTAAAAAAACAGCAGGAGGGATGTGCATGGTTCTGGATGATGAGCGTATAAGCATGAAAATTCAGGCGATGGGGCGGGCGGTGATGGAATTGTCACTGGCTGATTTACCCATGACCCAGCAAAACATCATCGACAAGCTGAAGCAGTACCGGAAGGAAACAGGAAACGTGATAGGGAAGGGAGCTAACAGGGATGCTGCGGAGTTGGTGAGGAAGGGGCAATAAAAAAGCCCGCACGGGCGGGCAGGTAGTGTTGCGATAGTTATTGTTATCAGCTTCAGGCTGGATAGTTATCGGCAGAATGGGGGATAGCTTTATGGGTGGGCAATAAAAAACCCGGCGCGGTGGCCGGGTTAAATTGCTTGTCTAGCAAATTTTACTATCGATGCTTCATCTGTATGCTCAACATGATTGATGCCTTTCTCATTGAAAGTTTTACGAATTTCACGCATCGCTTTGACCTCAAGATCGTTTGGATGGCGAGGTGCATCGATCGTAAATAACACATTAGAGAGCGATAGAATTTTTTCACTAGTGGCACGTAAAATTTTTGCTGTCCAAGAGTCACAGTGCTCCATCATCTTTTCAGGCTTGTCTTGTACGAACGCTAGCGGTTTGATCGCGCATAAAATTTGCCCTTCTTGACGAGCGACAAACGGTAAGGAAAATCGCGTTAACTCTCCGCCAAGCGTCTCTTTTTTGAAGACGTTCTTAAGATCGTTATAATGAGAGAAACGATTCTTTAGCTCTCTAGTCAGTATTGCCTCACGAGATTCTTTTGTTACTTCTGAATGGTTTACAAACTTATCAAAAAGAGCAGCCAACATGTCCTGCGGACAATCAGACATCACAACTCTCGCAGGGCTAAAATGTATGATTGATTCCTTTTTTCCAATTAAGTAGTTGAAAAAATTAGCCAGCCTCTCCGGTGTGGTGAATTTGCAACTTTGTTCTTGTGCGAACTTTAACTCTCTCGCAATTGCATCTTTTGCGTGAGGGAAAATTATCTCGTCTTGGAAGAAGTTCTTTACCCTAGCGTTGTTGCCTTGCGTCAGTTGAAAGTGAAACTGCCCTAATTTCGGGGCACAAAGAACTACACCGACGTTGGCAAACTCTTCGGTTTCTGCATATGGCGCATATCTAACAATGCTGTATAGGCATGGTGTAGTCATTTGATGTTATCCCAAAAATCTTTGTTACTTACTCTGTTTAAGCAACCCAATATCTCGTTGAACATCAGATCACGTTCCTCATCGGATGTAAACCAATCAGCCGGAATCTGATTAAACGTCTCCTCAACTGAACCAATAGCTTCGTTTGCGAGATCCATCAGCTCGGGTTCATCAAGTATGTCGAAGTTCCACTTTCTTCCATTTGCAGAGTAAACATGGACATCATACTCATCATCAGTTGTATCTTGTGTGAACGCCAGGTTATGGTCAATCAGGTAATACCTATTGTTAACAGCATCGAAAATTATATTTACATTCCCGCCAATCTCAGTAAGAGACCGATCTGCATTGTTTATCCAGCGATCAAAGAAAAATATTTTCTTTTGATCCTGTATGTTTACAGCGTTACGGGCTTGTTGAATGTTTATCGTTGAGGCATTTTCAACAAAGCGGGTGGCAAATGCAGGACCCGGGAAAAGCTCGCCGCGCAAGTCAGGCATGAACTCTATTATCTGTTGTCCAACATCTACAATGCAGAAGTCTGGGCAAGGTAGACCAATTTGTCTTGCTAGATGAGCAGATATGAATTCTGCTACAAGCTCTTTCTGCCGGAGTTTTGGCCTGCCTTTAACAATGTAAGCTTGCCCATCTTGGCACGTGCACAGGAAGGGCTGAGTCATCCCGTCTTTCATGCGTCTAGTGTAGGCTGTAACTTGCAGATAGTCGTTTTGCAAAATTCACTTTCCGTAGAAAAAAACTAAAATTAAATCTCTACTGACTAAACTAGGCGCAGCTTCGTCTCTACAGCAACACCGATAATTCGACAGTTACCATTCACCGCTACCAATGGCCACTGTGGATTTAAACCCTTCAGGTACTTCTGCCCACCATCGATCACTAACTTCTTAAATGTTGCCTCGTTCGAATCGGATAGCTTAGCTATTACCAGACTGCCGTTGATTGCCTCGCGCCCAGTATCGAAGAGGACAAAGGTTCCTTCTGGGATGCTAAGACCCGCCGGTGCTGTCATTGAGTCACCATCAACCTGCAGCCAGAACGCCTCCCCCTGAATGTGAGCATCTGATTCAAGCCAAAGGTCGATATCTTTAAGGGTGTACGGCTCAACAGCTTCGCACCATGCTCCTGCCTGCACCTTGCTTATAACTGGGTATTTATCACCTGGCTTGTAAGGGCCTTTGTAGTCATCGCCAAAAAGCAGCTCGGCAGGCGCAACCCCCAGCGCCTTAGCTATTACAGTTGCATCATCAACGCTAACGCTCCTGGTGCCTGATTCGTAATTCCCTATGCGTGACTGCGAGGCCCACCCGCAAAGCTCTGCGAGAGCCTTTTGTGACAGCCCTTTATCTTCGCGAAGTCGCTTAATGCGGCCCGCTATATCTTCAATTCTATTCATTCTCATTTTGTATCACGCGCCGTGTTAAAAAGCTTTACACGAATTGTGTTGATTAATAATCACGAATTGTGTTTAATGATGCTGAGTGACCATTCTTGAAAGGATCAGCATGAACAATATCGCCAACGAACGTAAGAAGCTTGGCATCACTCAATCAGAGTTAGCAGGTTCGTGCGGCTGGAACCAGTCCCGCCTTGCTAACTATGAAGCTGGCATACGAGCACCAGACCTGGATTCGTGCCGCCGCCTGGTTGACGCGATGAATAAGCTGGGGAGCAATACATCTCTCGATGCGTTGTTCCCACCAAAAAATAATGCCGCCTGATTGGCGGCCCTAACCACGAAAGGGAAAGCAATGCATTCACTTGCGTATCAAGAGAATAACGGATTTACGGCAAATCCGATGATTTCGAATTATCAAGGCGTTCCGCGCAATACCAGTAAGCTAACTCGTATTCGCGAAGCCGTTCGCGCCTGGCAGAGGGCAACGCCAGGGCGGGCTCAGGTCCACATTTCGCAACTGGTAGCCAAAGAGTGGCTGGCGCGCGGCGGTCGTGGATTGCTGCTGGCCGGTTCTGAGCACAACACCAAGCAGAACTTCTTCCGGATGATTAACGATCCGGGCCCGAAGAACGACAAGGGGTTGATGCTACTGATCCCCGTCATTATCGACGTGATGGCGCGGGATAACGAGAAAGTGGCGAGAGAGTTCGGTCTTGTCGCAAAGACTGAGGCCGAACTGATAGCCGAGGCCATGAAAGAGTGCACTGAAGCGCATCAGGCGAAGTTACTTGGTCAGCCGATACAACGCCTTGAGAAAGAGGTGAGAGAAGCTGCTGAAGCACTGCTGCGCTTCCTGCCAACTGAATCAATCGCTGCGGTGGTGACAAGTCTGGCCGCTATGGCGCCGGGAGTTATGTGATGGGAAGTATCAAAAATGGCGAAAGCCAGTCTGCGTCAACAGAACTGGCCTTCAGATGCAAATCGTGTGCACTCATTGCAGGAGGAATAATGGCAAAAAATCCACGCTATTACCATACCGCTGTACATAAAAACATAACCCGCGACCGCTTCATCCGCTCGGTTAACCCGATTGTGGCAGAGAAGATGCGCGCCATCCTGGAAGAACTGAAACGCAAGGAGAGCGGTCGTGGATAACCTCGCAAAAGTAATACCTTTCAGACCGTCTGTATCGGTCGTGGAGCGTCAGGTGGCAGATATCGATGATGGGTATACCCGCATCGCTAACGAGCTGCTGGAAGCTGTTATGGCTGCTGATTTAACGGCTCGCCAGCTGAAGGTCGTTCTGGCGGTGATCCGCAAAACTTACGGTTTCGGGAAAAAGTTTGACCGCATTACCAATACCCAGATTGCAGCAATGACCGGCATTCACCATACGCATGTCTGCAAGGCCAAGAACGAGATGATTGCAATGAACATCATCGTTACCAACGGCCTGGCGATCGGGGTGAATAAGGTGATTTCTGACTGGAATTTCAGCATTATCCAAAATGGCAAATCATTAGCCGAAACAGCTAATGAAACATTAGCCAAGTCAGCTAATACCCATAAGCCAACTCAGCTAAACACAAAAGAAACTATTCAAAAGAAAGAAAGAAAAGATCCCCCTAAATCCCCCCAGGGGGAAAACTCACTCGCTCAGGAAGTGATGGATTACTTCAACGAGCTAACGGGTAGTCGTTGTGCTGCACTGGCGCCTTTCGAGAAAGCTCTCTCCACGGTGAAGAGCAAAGACCGGTACTACACCGCTGAAGAGCTGAAACTCGTTATCCGCTGGGCCCATGTGAACTGGGGTCACAGCTTCAAGCCAGAGAACCTGTGCCGTATGACCCGCTTTGATGGATACCTGTCAGACGCCCTGATATGGGCAGATGGCCAGGGAAGCAACCCGAAAGCCTGTCCGCACGAAGAGATCATCAAGCTCTGGAATGAAAAATTCCCTTCAAAGGCCGTTTCGCTGCATGAGTGGAACCGCCGCCGTCCGGCCTATCGAGACCTGGAAGCTGTGTGGAACGGCAAAACCACCCAGGGCAACTGGCGAGAACTGAAGCACATGGGAATGGCCTTCGAGCTGATTAGCAAGTCTTCCCTGTTCGGCACCAGAGGCGATCAGCCATGGCTGACACTCGACTGGATCCTGAATCCGAAGAACTGGGGATCTGTCTACGAGCAGGCCATCAACGAGCACCGTGAGCGCAAGGGAGTGAAAGCATGAGCCGTTTTATCGATTTGTACGTTGAGCAGGCCGTCATCGGCGGGATCATGCTCGCAGCGGGCCGCACAGACGGCGTTGACATGGCGACTGACGCGATTGAGGGGCTGACTGAGGACCACTTCACAGCAACGCCTCACAAGGTGGCTCTGCGGTCCTACAAACGCCTCAACGAGTCCGGGGAGAAGATAGACCTGCTGACGTTGACCAGCGACCTTGAACGGCTTGGCGCGCTGGAAAGTGCCGGGGGATTCGCTTACCTGGCTGAATGCAGCAAAAACACTCCGTCTTTCGCAAACCTTGCAGCCTACTGCGAAAAGCTTCGGGAAATGTACCTTGGTCGCCGGATGACTCTTGCCCTGCAGGTAGGGATCCAGAAGCTGTCCGAACCATCCAGTGAGGGTATCGCTGACATCATCGGCAACATACAGGCGGATATCTCTGGCATCGAGCACAACACCGACTACGGCACCGAGCACATCACCACCGGGATCGACATGTCCCTCGAGACTATCCAGTCGATTATCAGCGGCGATATCTGGAAGCACAAAACCGAGCTGGGCATGGCGACCATCGACAGCGCATTCGGCGGGTTCAACAACACCGATTTCATCGTTGTCGGCGGGCGCCCTGGCATGGGGAAAACCATGTTCAGCACCACCGTGACCGAGACAGTCGGCCTGAAAAACAAAAAGCCTGTGCTTTTCTTCAGTCTGGAAATGCCAGTTGATCAGATCTCGGAGCGTGTCGCGTTCCACCGGGCCCGGGTGAGCAAAGAGGATTTACTCAGCAAGCAAAGCGGCGTGATGGACGGGGCCTGGGGAAAGGTCGGCCACTGCATGAAGGATTTCATCGACTCTCCGATCTACATCAATGACAAGCCATCCCTAAGCGTTCACCAGGTGCGTGCGGAAGCGCGGCGTATGAGTAAGAAGCTGGGCGGACTGGGCGTGGTAATCGTCGATTATCTCCAGAAGATGCGCATGTCTGACCCTGAGAACATGAACCGCAGCGTAGGGGAGATCGCCACCGGCCTGAAAAACCTGGCGAAAGAGTTGCGTTGCCCGGTCATCGCACTGGCTCAGCTTAACCGTAAGGTCGAGGAGCGCGCCAATAAGCGTCCCGTTGCGGCAGACCTGCGAGAGTCTGGCGTCATTGAGCAGGAAGCAGATGTGATTTTCATGATCTACCGGGACGAGAAATACAACCCGAACACTGACCTGAAAGGCATCACCGAAATCATCTGCGTTAAATCCCGCCACGCCCCCGGCGCAGAGAAAACCTACCACTTCAGCAGCCGCTACTCAGGACTGGATCCGGTTGCATTCCACCATAGCGAGCAGCAGGAGATTGACCATGATTACGAGTGCTAACGACTCAACCGCAATGCAAATCATCATGAACTCACAGTACCGTGAGTTCCCTGAAACGCTTCTGATACTTGAACTCTGCCGCGCAGCAGCCCGTGCTGACGGTCGCAAGATTGGCGAATCACTCCGGGCTTGCGCAAAGGTGAAGGCTCGGCAGGCTTTCAACGCCTTCATCCGTGCGCGCGATGCCGATTTGCCATGCATCAGCTGCGGCGAGACCAACCCGCCTGATCTGCACGGCGGGCAATGGGACTGCGGCCACTTCAAAACGGTCGGCGCCAACCCTGAGCTGCGCTTTGAAGAACGCAACGCCCATAAGCAGTGCAAATCGTGTAATGCCGGGGCTGGGAAGTACACCGCCAAGGAGGCCACTGTCGCGCAGCATTACGAAGCGGGCCTGGTCGCTCGTTACGGTCAGGAATACGTCGACTGGCTCAACGGCCCCCACGAAATGACCAACTACCGCCGGGAAGACTTCATCCGGATCCGCGATGAGTACCGCGCCAAGCTCAAAGCACTGAAACAGCGGGAGGCCGCATGAAGGCATTCACTCCAGTTGAAGCGAGAAAGTTCGTTGCCAGCACCTGGTATGAAACGAAGCAGCTTTCTAAAAGAGAAAGGCTATATGCGAAAGCTCGTGAGCTGATAAGCGGCGATCGAGCGGAAATTATCTGTCAGACAGAAAACCCTGAATACAGAAACTCAGCACGGGAGTGGTGGAATCATGACCAGAGCTGATTTCGAAAAGTACCAGGCAGAAAGCGTTAAGCGCGCCAACCTGCCGCCAGTAGCAAAGCACAGCCAGACCAAAACCAATCAGCCACATAAGGAAGCCGCATGAACAGTCAGCAACTGGAATACGTACGTCAGCAGCTCATTGTGGCGACCGCAGATCTGAGCGGAGCGACGAAAGGGCAGCTGGTAGCTTTCGCCGAGAACGCGCAATTCACCGCGACGGCGCGCAGCCGGGGCCGGAAGAAAATCACTGACCCGGTCACCGGCCGGAAAGTTAACCCTGATGGCCCGGCGATGAGCGGCAGCCAGTCCCGCGCCAAGGGCTCATCAATCGCGCTTGTGGGCCCGGTTGAGTTCGTGACCGCATCTTGGCGCCGCGCCGTCCTGTCGCTGGAAGAGCACCAAAAAGCCTGGCTGCTGTGGAACTACAGCGAGAATATCCGCTTCGAGTACCAGGTGGCGATCACTCAGTGGGCGTGGGCAGAGTTCCGGGAGCAGCTCGGCGCGAAGAAGGTGGCCGGCAAGACGATGGAGCGCCTGAAGAAACTTATCTGGCTGGCGGCTCAGGACGTGAAAGCGGAGCTTTCAGGTCGCGATACGTACGAATATCAGGCGCTGGCGGAGCTGGTTGGCGTAACACCAAAGAACTGGTCAGAGACGTTTACGGACCGCTGGGTTGAGATGCGTCGCATCTTCCTGCGCCTGGACAGCGGAGCTTTATTGCAGGTTACGCGATCACGTTCACAACAAAAGGCGACAAATTTCGACAGAAGTCTTGCAAAACTGGATTGAAACGCATATATTTCATGTAAATCTGATATCGTCGCCATAGCTTTGATTGTCGACACAAAGAATTTAAGCCCGAGGTTAACGCCTTGGGCTTTTTCGTTTCTACACAACAGGAAAGAGCATTGGCGTGAAGGGCTCATAACCCAACCCACGCAGCAGCATGGAGTTGGCGCGAAGTGCTCAGTGCTCTGTCCGTTGTGGTGAATGCGCAGGCTGATGCGCTAGAGACGGCACCCCCTTAATGAGGACTGCGCTATCTCTGGAGAAAAGTCTTGGGGCACACGATGCCAGAGAAAGCCGGAGATCAGCACCGGCCACCACAAACCAAACCCACTACCTGGGACCCTTCGGCCAGAGAGCCGACATTGCCTTACCCTCATCTTCCTGGCTTGTCGCCAGGTTTTTTATTCCAGGCCCCGGGAACCATCCTCGACATGCCTTCTTGTTAAATCGTCCCGAGGGCCTGAACCAACTACACACGGAATAAATATGTCTGAGACCTTCACTATCGTAGGCGTTGGTCTTACATCGTCATCAGTCGGTGTAACCTTTGCCACGCTGTTTCCGGAGGCGACTCCAGCAGTGATGCTCGGATCGCTTGCCGGAACGGTGCTATACGTTCTGACCTCAGATCCCCATCAACTCTGGAAGCAGGCTATCTTTGCGCTGATATCGTTTATCAGTGGCGTGTTCTTCTCCGTACCCATGGCGAAAATCATGGCCGGAATCATCAACACGCCGTTAAGCCTGATGAAGCCACCGGCCAGCATTGAGGTATCGCCAGCTGTCGGTGCAATTGTCACTGCTTCCATTTCCGTGGCAGTCCTGCTGCGCATTCTCCGCAAATCCAAAAGCGGGAAGATGCCGGGGCTGGGGGAGGAAGATAAATGACATGGCAGCTTCTTCTGATGGATGCAAACGCCATAGTTTGCCTGTTAATAATGGTCAGGCTGATGTTTTTCCGTAAAGAGGGAAAGCGTCATCGCCTGAGTGTCGCGGTGCTGGCCTATCTGGTCATTCTTGCCGCCGGATTCAATGCCTTCAACATTCTGCTCGGCCACTACGTTCAGGTTAACCTCGGCGATCTGCTGCTTAACTCCGTCATCTGCATGGCGGTGTGGCTGGCGCGCGGGAACCTGGCGAAGGTCGTTATAACGGAGTAGTCCATGCAAACCAGCGAAAAGGGGATAGCCCTGATCAAAGAGTTCGAAGGCTGTAGACTCACCGCCTACCAGGACAGCGTCGGTGTATGGACGATAGGCTATGGCTGGACTCAGCCTGTCGACGGCAAACCAATCCGCGCTGGGATGACGATTAAGCAGGAAACAGCAGAACGTCTGCTGAAGACCGGGCTGGTCAGCTATGAAAACGACGTGTCCCGCCTGGTCAAAGTTGGCCTGACTCAGGGACAATTCGACGCCCTGGTGTCGTTCACGTACAACCTCGGCGCCCGTTCACTGTCGACATCGACCCTTCTGCGAAAACTCAACGCCGGTGATTACGCTGGTGCTGCCGATGAGTTCCTGCGCTGGAATAAAGCTGGCGGCAAAGTCCTGAATGGGCTGATCCGTCGGCGTGAGGCGGAGCGCGCTCTGTTCCTGTCGTGATTGGCGCGCTGCTAAGGCGTTACTGGTTGCAGTTGCTGGTGGTGGCGGTAATCGGCGTGCTGGTGTTCTTCGTGAACCACTACCGCGAAACGCCATAACCTACAAAGACCAGCGCGATAAGGCTACCGAACAGCTCAGCCTTGCGAGCGCCACCATCAAAGACATGCAGACGCGCCAGCGTGATGTCACTGCACTGGATGCTAAATACACTGGAGAACTGGCTGATGCCAAAGCCACTATCGATCAGCTTGAGCGCGATGTTGCTTCTGGCAAACGTCGGTTGCAGCTCAACGCAAGCTGTCCCGCGAACAGAGCGACCAGCACCGGCAGCCTGGGCGATGCTTCCAGCCCCGGACTTACTGACTCCGCTGAACGGGATTATTTCACCCTCAGAGAGCGAATTGTCACAGTGACGAAGCAGGTCGGTTATCTGCAGGACTACATCAAAGAGCAGTGCTTAAAGTGAGGTAATCATGGCATTAGAAGGCAGTCAAAACCCATCCAAGTTCCGTGAGGAATGGGATAAGCAGACCGAAAACAAGTAGGTCGTTACAGAAGCTCTTCACTGAGGGGCTTCGATAATGATCTGTGTAACCCAGCAAGGATGGTGATCACATCTTGCTGACGGGTAAGCCGTAAGTGGCTAAGCACTTCTGAGAAGCAGGGCAACAGCTGCGACAAGGCAAAGAGGTAATCATGTCCGACATCTACAACATAAAACTGACGACGAACGACGGCGGCGAGTACAAAGGCCAGATGTCACGCCGACAACCTGAGCTGGTGAACGGCTTTGTGCCGCTGGCGACAGAAACGGGACAGTGGCTGTATTTCGCTCCTGCCGATGTGAAGCGCGTGGAGTTCACGCCAGTACCGGCAGAGCAGACCGAGCAGCCATAGAAGAAAATGAGTAAAGGAAGGAAATGGGGAAGGCCTACCGTATGATAGGCCGAAACCTCAGTCTTTCATAAACTTATCACGACGGTAATCGTCATAATCACTTTGTTCTCGACAGTCTTCGCAGAGTAAGCCTCCATGCTCCCAGGTATGTTCATAAGCTTCATCAAGTTCTGCACCTTCAAGAACCTTTCCGCAACCGTTGTGATGTCCACCAGGATCAGTGTAACCCTCACAGCCATGACTCATAAACGGTTGTAATACTCTCTTTTGTGCCGGTGATAAAGTTGCATATCCTTTGTCGATAGCAAGCTTGGCAATGCCCGATACTTTTCCATCCTCATTATGGAAAACATCATGCTTTAACAGTGTTTCGAGCAAGTTCTCTTCAATACCCATAGTTCCTCCTTATGAAAACTCTTCAATGATCGGCTAAAAGTAAGAATAATTAAGTGATTTTGAGCAAATCATGAGGAGTAAATCACATTTAAATAAAGATCGAATTAACGGAGTAACCCATGGCTAACGATGACGAGCGCAGGCCATACCCGCCAGTTAACTTCATCGCCTCCGACAACTGGCAGCCATACACCAGGCTGATACCCGCCAATGAAGTACATGAGTGGATAACGCGTCAGATCATCAGCGATACAGGAAACATCCATAACCCTGACCACGAACACCTGCTTGAGGCTGATCTCTGCTTCATGTGGGCGTCTGAATCATTCGCGAAGAAGGGACGCTACGTTCTCGGCCAGGCAGAACAGGTAATGCTCCGCGCCGGTGGGTGGCAGAAAGCCAGAATGGAACAGCAGATGCATGAATGGTTCGGGCGAATCCCGAAGTTCATCATCACGCTGGCAGCTGATTACTGCTCACAATGCAGTGACCTTGAGTTCTGCGCTCTGGTAGAGCATGAGCTTTACCACATTGCCCAGGCCACCGATGATTTCGGCGCGCCTAAGTTCAACAAAGAGACCGGGCAGCCAGTGCTTACACTGCGCGGCCACGACGTCGAAGAATTCACTGGTGTCGTACGTCGATACGGTGCCAGCAAAGTAGTGCAGGAGCTCGTTGATGCGGCCAATGCGCCTGCAGAAGTGGCTCACATCGATATAGCCAGGTCATGCGGGACGTGCATGTTAAAGCTGGCGTAACGCTTTATTCAGATTGTCATGGAGGTAGCCTGTGGCAGCATTATCGACAGAGGTTAAAGCCTTCATCGTTCAGTCACTCGCCTGCTACGAGACCCCAGTAAAAGTCATTGAGCTTGTAAAGGCTGAATACGGCATTGATGTCTCACGACAGCAGGTGTCGCAATATACGCCAGGCAACGCAATGGCGGCCAAGTTGAGCCAGAAGTGGATTGACCTTTTCAACGCCACCCGTAAACGATTCCAGAATGAGATCGCCGACATCCCGATCGCAAATAAAGCGTACCGGTTGCGCGTTCTCGACCGAATGGCGACCAACGCTGAAAAGATGAAGAACTACGGCATGACCTCGCAGCTTATCGAGCAGGCCGCCAAAGAAATGGGCGATGCCTACACTAATCGCCAGAAAGTCGAGCATACAAGCCCTGATGGCAGCATGACGCCGCAGCCGACAATCATCCAGCTACTACCCGTTGAGCCGAAAGCATGAGTGAAGCCGTTCAACTGCCGATCCCCGCGAAGCTTGCGCCACTGTTCACAGCGGTGAATAAGCGTTACCGGTGCTCGCACGGTGGACGTGGTAGCGCCAAGACGCGCACATTCGCACTGATGACAGCCGTAAAGGCGTATCAGTCGATGATGAACGGTGAAAGCGGCGTAGTGCTCTGCGCGCGTGAGTTCATGAACTCTCTGGAAGAGTCGAGCATGCAGGAGGTGAAACAGGCGATCCTGTCTGTACCGTGGCTGGCTTCCAACTTTGATATCGGCGAGAAGTACATCCGCACCATCGACAAGAGCGTTAACTACGTGTTCTGTGGTCTGCGGCATAACCTCGACAGCATCAAGTCGAAAGCGCGCATCCTGCTGTGCTGGGTCGACGAGGCTGAATCAGTCAGCGAAATAGCCTGGCAGAAGCTGAGCCCGACCGTTCGTGAAGAGGGATCGGAGATTTGGGTGACGTGGAACCCAGAGCGTGACGGAAGCGCCACGGACAAGCGTTTCCGCAAAGAGGCAGGCGACGACTGCATCACCGTTGAAATGAACTATACGGATAACCCGTGGTTCCCTGACGTGCTGGAAGGTGAGCGACAGAACGATCAGCGACGCCTCGACCCGGCGACATACGCATGGGTGTGGGAAGGCGCCTACCTCGAAAACTCCGATAAGCAGGTGCTGGCAGGGAAATACCGGATTGCCGAGTTCTCGGACCAACTATGGAAAGAGGCCGATCGCCTGTTCTTCGGTGCTGACTTCGGTTTCGCCAAAGACCCTAACACGCTGGTGCGTTCGTTCATCCTGCATAACCGGCTGTACATCGAATACGAGGCATACGGTCAGCAAACTGAGCTCGATCACATGCCGGAGTTGTACGATACGATTCCAGGCGCGCGTGACTGGCCAATCAAGGCCGATTCCGCTCGACCCGAGACTATCAGCTATCTCAAACGTCAGGGCTTCAACATCTCAGCCGCTGAGAAATGGCAAGGAAGCGTTGAGGACGGGATCGCACACCTTCGCGGATTCGATGAAATCATTATCCATCCGCGCTGCAAGAACGTAGCGCGTGAGGCCCGCATGTGGTCGTACAAAACGGACCGCATCACCGGTGAGGTGTTGCCGAAGCTTGCCGATGGTTACGAGCACTGCTGGGACGGTATCCGCTACAGCCTCGACGGTCACATTAAGCGTAAGGGCCAGATGGCCGGGATGATGATTCCTAAACGCCTTCGTTAACCAAACGGACAAACCATGACTGACAAATTAACTCTCGCCGTCAACCATGCGTTGAACGATGCGCGGATGGCGCGCGCCCGTATGGGTCTGATGGCACCGACGATGGGGCTGGACAATAAGCGTCATTCCGCATGGTGCGAGTATGGCTTCCCTGAACAGGTCACCTACGAAAACCTTTACGCCCTGTACCGACGCGGCGGTATCGCTCACGGTGCAGTAGAGAAGCTGGTGGGCAAGTGCTGGCAGACTAACCCGGAAATCATTGAGGGTGATCAGGCAGACAAAAAGCGCAAAGAAACGGCCTGGGAGAAAAATTCCAAGCAGGTATTCAACAACCGGTTCTGGCGCTCATTTGCCGAGGCGGATCGCCGTCGCCTTGTCGGTCGTTATGCAGGTATCCTTCTGCACGTCCGCGATGAAAAAGACTGGAACCTTCCGGTAACTAAAGGGCGAGGTCTTCAGAAAATATCAGTGGCGTGGGCCGGATCGCTCACGGTGAGCGAGTGGGACACTGGCCTGAACTCGAAGACGTACGGCCAGCCGAAGATGTGGCAGTACGCCGAACGGTTGCCGAATGGTTCAAGTCGCCGCGTCAATATCCACCCCGACCGAGTCTTCATCCTTGGTGATTACTCAGACGATGCCATTGGGTTCCTTGAGCCAGCTTATAACGCATTTGTTAGCCTGGAGAAGGTAGAGGGCGGTTCAGGTGAGTCATTCCTGAAGAACGCAGCGCGCCAGCAGAACATCAACTTCGACAAAGAGGTTAATTTTAGTGACCTGGCTTCGATGTATGGCGTATCGGTTGATGAGTTGCAGGAGCGTTATAACGACGCGGCAAGAGAGTTAAACCGAGGGAATGACACGCTACTCATTACCCAAGGGGCAAACGTTACATCGCTGGTTTCTCCGGTTTCGGACCCTTCTCCGACATATGATGTAAACCTGCAAACAGCTTCCGCAGGCGTTGATATTCCTACGCGTATTTTGGTTGGTAACCAGCAGGCTGAGCGATCCAGTACCGAAGACCAGAAGTACATGAATGCACGCTGCCAGTCGCGCCGCGTGGACCTGTCTTTTGAAATAGAGGACTTCTGCGACAAGCTTATCGACCTGCAGATCGTCGACTCAGTAAGCCAGAAGGCTGTTATCTGGGATGACCTGAACGAACAGACCGGTACTGAGAAGCTCACTAACGCCAAGACCATGGGCGAGATTAACCAGACCATGCAGGGCAGCGGTGATGAACCAGCATTCAGCCGTGAAGAGATTCGTACAGCTGCGGGTTATGACAATGACGACGAAGAGCCGTTAGGAGAAGAGGATGGCGACGAACAAGACGAAGCCACCAATTCTACCGCGTAACTATCAGGATCCGACCGGAGCCGATGCGCTGGAACGCCGGGCAATGAAAGACTTCGCCAGGCGGATGAATAAGATTGGCAAGGCGTACAAATCAGCACTCGACAAAATACCTTCCTCCCTCGCAGTAAATGCCAGATACGAATACCAGCTAAACCCAACGCTACTCTCCATCATTCTGAACGATGCCAGTTACCTGGTTGATCAGGTGCTGCTTGAAGGTGGCGATTACGACCTGTGGTTTTACGAGTACATCGATCTGGCTTCGGAGAAAGGGACCGGGCAGTCGTTCTACAACCTCAGCCAGCAATCCCCGGCGTATGCCGCCGGGCGTGAGTCGCTGGCGTCCATCCTCGCAAGCGACCCGTACCAGCAACGAATGGCGCTGGTGCATGCCCGTGAGTTTGAGGAAATGAAGGGGCTGACTGCTGACGTTAAGCGAGATATGGCGCGCGTGCTGACTGATGGGGTGGGGCGTGGGCTCAATCCGTTGGATATTGCCCGCAACCTGACAGACCAGACCGGCATAGAGAAGCGCCGTGCTAACCGGATCGCACGCACTGAAGTGACAACCGCGCTGCGCCGGGCTCGATGGGATGAAGCTGAGTCATCAATGGATGATCTCGGCTTAAACATCAGGCTTCTCCACTTTTCCGCATTAAGCCCAACAACGCGAATAAAGCATGCTCTGAGACACGCGCACACATACACAGTTCAGGCAGTAAGGGATTGGTATGCAGTTGATGCTAATGCAATTAACTGTAAGTGCGGTCAGGTTGAGGTGCTGGTGGATTCAGACGGCAATCCGCTTTACCCGAACGTCATCGAAATGGCTAAGAAGGAATTCGAAAGCCACTGGAAAAAGATGAAGGTCAATCATTCAGCTTGTCACTGCTGCAAAAAGGCAGCTTGAGGTTTAACCATGCCAATGCAGGTCAATATCACCACGAAGGTGAACAGCCAGTCTATCCGGCGCGAAACATACAACGGGCGTGAGCATCTGGTGCTGCCGAGCTACACACTGCCGGCAAACGTCGTCATGAATGGCGGCTTGTACACGCAAGAGCAAATCGACGCCCACTATAAGGGTCTGGAAGGCACCCTGGCGCCGCTGGGCCACCCTCAGGTTAATGGTCAGTTCGTGTCTGCTTTCTCACCAGAGGGGATTAACGCAGGCCATATCGGCGCATGGAACCGCAACGTTAAGAAGTCCGGTAATCGCATTTACCTCGAAAAGTGGGTTGATGTGGCCCGCGCCAGTGAGTCAGAAGGCGGTAAAGAACTGCTTGAACGTGTCGCGGCCATTGAGCGTGGTGAAGACGTTCCACCGATTCATACCAGTGTGGCCGCATTCCTCGACCAACTTGAACCTAACGAACAGCAGCGCGCAACGGGTGCTGAGTGGGTAGCGGATATCCACGGCATGGACCACGACGCGATCCTCCTGCACGAGGTTGGAGCCGCTACTCCGGAGCAGGGCGTTGGCCTGATGGTTAACGCAGATCTGGCGCAGCCGCTTAAGGCGAACTCAGGCGCGTTGGTTGGCGAATCCTACCGGGAGCGCGAGCAGCGTCTCGATCGGGCGGCCAAAGCTAAGTTTGCGCCGGGCACGGATGAATATGCATGGGTTGCGGACTTCACTGACTCGCAGGTGGTCATCGTGCGAAATGGTGGTGATGCTCAGGTTTACGGTTACTCCGCTGATGGCGGGAGGATCACTATCGACGATACCGGAACCTCAGTGGCGCGCCAGGAATCGTGGGTGGCCGTCGTGGCCAACAAATTCAAAGCTCTATTCACACCGCAGGAACAGCCTGCACCAAACCACAAAACGGAGGGCGACATGCCTTTAACCAAAGAAGAACTGGAACAAATCGGCAGCATGATCGGCCAGGCTGTTGCGACCAATACTGAAGCGGCAATTAAGCCTCTCGCGGAAAAGGTTGATGCGCTGCAGGCCAATCAGAAGCAACTCGCGGAAACCCTGACTGCCAACTCTCGCGCCGAAGAGAAAACAAAGCGCGAAGCGGTTGCGAAGGTCCATGGCGATATCGTGGCTAACGCACTGTCAGGCGAAGCGCTGGACGCCATGTTCAAGTCGCTGGGAGAAGCTGCTCCGCTGGGTACTAACAACGCACAGCAGCACAAAGAAACCGGCGCACCTGCCGCAGACGAACACTTCAAGTAAGGAGCCGGAATAATGCCACGTTATCGTCGCGTTAATATCGACGGTCAGTCTCTGTACAAGACCGAAACTCGCACCACGGCCGCCGCGTTGCTTCCTGGTACTGCGGCAACCATCAACTCATCCGATAAATTCGCTCAGGCCACCGCGCTAACCGGTCGCCTGTACATCATCGATGTCGGTTATCACCAGGGATTAACCATCACCGAATCAATCCCTGCCGGTGATTCAGCTGTCGGCAACTACGTCGAAGAAGGCCGTGAGCTGGCGCTGCGCTGCCTGCCTGGTGCGTATAAAAAAGACAGCCCGATCAAGCTGGGCACTGCCGGTCAGTTTACTCTGGCAACTGATGACACTGATTCAGTGATCGGCTACAGCCAGGATGAATACACCATTGCGGCCAGCACCACCGACTTCATTCGCGTGCGCATGCGCGTTGGCACCGTCGCCGCAGCTGGCGCGTAACAAAAGGACAAACACATATGTACTTCTCTAAAGAGACGCTGGCGACTAACTCCCGCCTCGGCGGGCACTGGAGCGAGCTGTGGGCAAACCGCAACATGTGGAACCGGCAGAACGATTCCATCATTGCGGCTAACCGCGAAATCATGACTCCTGACATGCTGGCCTGTAACGCAGTTGGTGGTTTCTCCCGTGACTTCTGGGCTGAGATTGATAACCAGGTACTGCAACTGCGCGATCAGGAAGTTGGCATGGAAATCGTGAACGACCTGATCGGCGTTCAGACGGTGCTGCCGGTTGGTAAAACCGCCAAACTGTATAACGTTGTAAGCGACATCGAAGACGACGTGTCAGTAAGCATCGATGGTCAGGCGCCATTCTCCTTCGATCACAGTGACTACGCGAGTGACGGCGACCCGATTCCGGTGTTCACTGCTGGCTACGGTGTTAACTGGCGTCATGCTGCTGGGCTGAACTCCGTGGGCATTGATCTGGTGCTGGACTCGCAGATGGCGAAGATGCGCAAGTTCAACCAGAAGCGAGTCAACTACTACCTGAACGGCGATTCAAAAATTCAGGTTCAGTCCTACCCGGCGCAGGGTATCAAGAACCACCGCCACACCAAGAAGATTAACCTCGGCTCTGGTGCCGGTGGCGCGAACATCGACCTTACCACCGCTGACATGACCGCGATCTTTGCGTTCTTCGGTAAAGGCGCATTCGGTACTACCGCCCGCACGAACAAAGTCGCCGCATACGATGTGATGTGGGTTTCCCCGGAAATCTGGGCAAACATGGCGCAGCCGTACATGGTCAATGGCGTTGTAAGCGGCACTGTATTGCAGGCGGTTCTGCCGTTCGCGCCGGTGAAAGAAATCCGCATGAGCTTTGCCCTGACCGGTAACGAGTTCATCGCTTACGTTCGTCGCCGTGACGTTATCTCTCCGCTGGTAGGTATGGCTGTTGGCGTTGTGCCACTGCCGCGCCCACTGCCAAACGTTAACTACAACTTCCAGATCATGTCTGCTGAAGGTCTGCAAATTACCGCAGACGATCAGGGCCTGTCTGGCGTTGTCTACGGCGCCAACCTGGCGTAAGGGAATAGCATGGCTAAATACGAAGTTGTGCGCCCGTGGTTCGGCGTGAAGTTAGGCCAGGTGGTGGAACTGAAAGAGCTTCATCCGGCGCTTAAGTCTAACGTCCGCCTCATGAATGGTGATGCTGGCGGCGAGCTTGTCCCGGCGACACCTGATGCCGGGACCGGTGAGAAATCCCGCAAAGAGGTTATCCAGGCTCGTCTGACTGAGCTGGGCATCGAGTTCAAAGGCACTCAGGGCGCTGAAAAGCTCAGTGAGCTGTTGCCTGACGGTGAGTTCGAAAAGCTTTTCCCTGCTGAATAACAGCCGCCGCTAAGGCTGTTTTTTTATGCCCCGCTCCGGCGGGGTGTTTCACGGAGTCGATAATGGTAACTCTCGAACAGGCGAAGGAGTATCTGGAGAGTCAGGGAATTACCATTCCTGATTTTGTTCTTCAGGCTCTCGTAGACCAGGCGAACAGCATTCAGGAATGCCTGGATGCGCACTACTCACCAGCTACAGCGCTACTGATTCAGTCCTACCTGCTGGGCATGATGGCGTTGGGGCAGGGTGACAAGTACGTGTCCAGTCACACTGCGCCGAGCGGGGCGTCAGAATCATTCCGCTATCAGTCGTTCTCAGATCGCTGGAAGGGGTCGTTAAATCTCCTGAGGGGTCTGGATAAGTATGGCTGTGCTAACTCCCTGATCCCTGCCGACCCTACAGCCGCCCCGGCATTTGCAGGTATCTGGATTGGTCGTGGTGGCTGCATGTGTGGGGATAAGTGATGACGTACAAATCAGTTAAGCACGGTCTGCCGCGCTCGTTCACCCGCGTCTGGGTGATGACCGACACCGGGCGGGAGACTACCGGCTACGTGAAATCGGATGGCGAGTGGTTCATCAATTGCCCGCGCATTCGGGCGACTGGCGCGAAGGTGCTGCGCTGGAAGGAGTGAGAATTGGTGTATAAAAAGCCAGCAAATGGTAAAATTAACGAGCCGGGGAATGCGTCAACATTGCCACCGGCTCTAACCATCATTACCTATTGCGGAGGTAACTCATGGCTCATCAAATCTTAAGCCATCAGCACCATAATGCGCCATCTTATAATGGCGTTGCAGGCGTCTATCGGATTACCAACACCATCACTGGTGAGGCGTATATCGGCTCTACGGTTAACATTTCAGGAAGGTGGGCGAGTCATCGCTATAAGCTGCGGAAAGGCACGCATGGAAACAGAAACCTTCAGGAGTCATGGGATAAACATGGCAAAGGTGTCTTTGATTTCTCCGTTCTGGAAGTAGTGAGTAATAAGTCAGAGCTTATTGCCGCCGAGCAGCGATTCTTTCGCGAATTAAACCCGACTTTCAACATCGCGCCAAACGCTGGTAGCTGTCTCGGGGTTATTCACACCGAAGAATCAAAGGCGAACATGGCGGAAAGTCGACGGGGAGAAAAGAACTGCTGGTATGGGAAAGTGCCACCCTGCGCTACTAAGCCACGAAGCCAGGAATTGAAAGATGCGTTATCGAAGCGTCACTCTGGCAAAGGCAATCCCATGGCAGGAGTGACACCTCCACATGCCAAGTTCACTGATGACCAGGTCAGAGATATTCGGCGCGCCATTTCAGATGGTGATTCTCTTACCACTATCGCCAAAAGATATGGTGTCTCAAAGGCTAACATTGCCCACATCCGGCAAGGGCGGTCATATACGAGGGTTATCTAGTGTCAGCAACCGCGAACTGGAGCTATACAGCCACGGCAACCATCTGGCGCAAACTGGAAGGAAATGACGAATACGGCGATCCGCTTGGCTATGCCGGGCCTGAGCAAATCCTCTGTGATTACGAGGGCGGACTCAGCAAGAAGTTAGCCAGCCTGGGTGCTGAAATCGTCGTGAAGAATACCGTCTGGACGGAGTTCGCGCTGGCGGCCGCTGGTGATTACCTGCTGATAGGCGCGTCGACCGAGGCAGACCCGGTTGTGGCTGGCGCCGACGAGGTGCGGCAGGTCATCCGTTACGCCGATACGTTCGAGCGCCTGGCGGATGATTACGCCATACTGACGGGAGTGTAGCCATGGGCATCAAAGTGCGCGGCGTTAAGCAGTCGAAAGCCGGGCTCAACCGCATTATCAACGACGTGAAAGGGCGCAAGGTTGTCCGGGCATTACAGTCAGCGATGATAATCGGCAGCTCACAGGCCGCACTTTACACGCCGATCGACACCTCAACACTGCTTAATAGCCAGTATCGGGAGTTGATAAACAACGGCGTTAGGCTGACAGGACGGGTGGGATACACTGCGAACTACGCTGTGTTCGTTCATGACCCGAATGTGCCGCAAACCTTCCGTCGCGCCACCGCGCAGAAAGAGTTCCTCACCAAAGGCTTTGAAGACACCCGCAGCCAGATTGATGCCGTAATGCGCAAGGAGCTTTCATTATGAAAAGAGAGACATTCCACCATTTTGACGACGGCCGGGGGCGTCGCCAGATTTTCGTTAACGGAAATAGAATTAGCCGCGTAATTTGGGCTGACGAAGAGAAGGGAGTGTTGTGTTTTCATCCTTATCCGCTAAGGCGTCATCGTACAGACCCTTTTACTGTTTATTCCCGGAAACTGCGCGGGAAAATAACTGTTCTCTTTGAAAAAGAGGACTTGAAAGCATGACACCTGCCATGTATGAGCGAGTGCGTAACTACTTCGTTGATGCCGGGCTTACCACTGGCTTCATTGTTCAGTTGCTGGCGTGGGACGACACAGCCAAGTTAACCGACGCATTCATCGTGTTCCGTCCTAACGGTGGTACCGACATCCGAAATGACCTCGGATCTGACCACTACGTGCTGGTGGATATCATCTCCGCCAAGGATAAACGCCGAGCAGCCGCTGAAAAGGCTCAGGAAATCATCAATTATGTCGAACAGAACGACATTACCGACGAATGCCTTGGCCTTATTCAAAACCTCGGAAACATGCCTGCACCTATCCTGACCGAAGAGGGCCGCCTGGTCTTCAGACTCCAGTTCATGTGCGTCTACGGCGAATAACCCCATCACCAACCCATCAGGCTGCCATCCGGTGGCCTTTTTTATTTGAGAGGTACACATGCAAGGCTGTGCTAATGATTTTGGCAAGCTGATCGGGAAAGTAGCTGTGCTACGCATGGCCTTTGGCTGCCCCGACACAGTGCCAGCGCTTTCTGAGTGGAAGCGTCTTGGCGCTATGACGACCAAGGGCATCGACTATTCGATGAACACCATCAACTCCGAGGCAGATGATGCTAAAGGGCTGGTGGAGAACCTGGTCAACAACATGGATCTGACGATCTCCGGCGAAGGTGAGTTTCGCAAGTCTGATAAAGATAACGAGATCGGCGCGTGGCGTCTGTCGAAGTATATCTTTGACGAAGTCCAGGCCGGTCGTCAGCCTAACCTGTGGGTGCGGTTCGACTTTGCGGGTGAGAACGCCGGTACTTACATCCAGGGTTACATGAACACCACGTCATGGTCTGGTGATTTCGGTACTAACGATATCTCCACCTTCTCCGGCGAGTGGAAGGTCTACGACGCTGACACTGTTGTGTTTGAGGTAGCTGATTCTATCGCGGCCACTGGCGTTGAGGTTACACCCGCAACTGCTTCTCTGGTCGTTGGCGCAACCCAGCAACTGAGCGGCGCGGTTCAGCCAACAGATGCGACTAACAAAGCGATCACCTGGACCACTTCGGCACCTTCCATAGCCACCGTCAGTTCAACCGGCCTGGTGACAGCAGTTGCCGAGGGCACCGCGACTATTACGGCTACCACTGCTGACGGTGATTTCACCGACACCTGTGCAGTTACCGTGGCTGCCGCGCCGTAATCACTACAAAGGGCGGCGTGCTGCCCTTGATAATGGTTATGGAGAGCGATATGACACCTTTGAAAGAGATTGGCGAGTGCCTGATTGGTGCTGGTGGCCGTGAATACTTCTTCCGGCCATCGTTCCGTAACATGACTCGGATCGGCGAACCAGAACATATCGTCCGCACTTTCTATGCGCTGTTCAATGACGACGTGGCGAAAATGCTTGATACGGCAAGGGAAATTCACAGTGCTATACCGGAGCATCAGCGCAGGTTTTACGCTTACTACTTCGGTGATATTTCCCTGCCCAGGTGGGCTCTGGATGCAGCAGGTTCAGCTGCTTTTGTGCGCGAGGCATTGCTCTCGGCTATTAACGTCATTCAGTCCTGCTGTGACGAGGACGTTTCTGAACTGACAGGATGGCATGAGCCCTCACGAACACGAAGGCGTACGTTTGTATGGCGCCGCGGCGCGCTCCCGCCTGAGAACCTTATTCTGATAGCTCAGTCGCTGATCATGCATGGCGTTATTGGTCGGGCGAAAGTTCGTAAGTTGCAGAAGCACGAAAGCAACGAAACGACACCGGAGTTTCATGCGACTGAATACATCATGGCGGCGCGCAACCATTTCGGGATCAGCAGGGAAGAGGCTGAAAACCTTACCATGACCGAATTCGCCATGATGCTTAACGCCAAATACCCTGACCAGAAAGGCTTCACCAGGGAAGAGTACGACGCTGTTATGGACGATGACGATCGCCGCTGGCAGGAAATGATTGAGCGCGAAAAATCAGCAAAGAAAGCGGCCTGAGTTAATAATGGATGTACCGTAATCGCCTGACCGGGCGTAATATGGCTCGACAATAAAACTCAGGGGATAAGAGTGAAGAAAATACTTTTGGCTTTGGCTATTCCGCTGGTTCTGGCTGGCTGTAAGCCGGGTGAGGAAAAGGCAATTTCTCTGGCGCAATCTGAAGTTTCAGCCAATCTACTGGATCCTGGCAGTGCGCAGTTCCGCAACGTGAAAGTTGCAAAAATGATGGATGCTGACGAGGGCCGTGTCTTTGCTATAGTTTGCGGGGAAATTAACGGCAAGAACGGTTTTGGGGCCTATGCAGGGTTTCACCCATTCTTCGTTGAGCTGAAAATGAAATCGAAAGGTATGTTCTCGAAAGGCGTCGATTACACGCTTGGCGAACATTTCCTGAGTTCGCGCGACACGCCGCCACCGCCAGCCTACACCGAACGATGCCAATAAACGACACGAATAACTAACCCACCGCTCGGTGGGTTTTTTTATGCCCGGAGAAAAGTGATGTCTGAAAAAGCAGGCGAGATTTATTACGACATCGAGGCCGATGTATCTGGCTTGCTGAAGGCGCAGGGAAAGGCCAATAAGTCGCTCGACTCTATCGGCAACTCTGCAACTAACGCAGCCAAGAAAATGGATGAGTTGCAGACCAACATCAACCGCGTCGCCGGGGCTATTGCAGCTTCACTAGTTGTTGACTGGGGTAAGGCATTCCTCGTTGCTGCTGACAACATGAGCCAGCTCAACGCTCGTATAGAGAGACTTACTGGTAGCGCAGCGACAGCCTCGCAGACTATGCAGAATCTGATGCGCATCAGTTCGGCAACGGGTGGTTCGCTACAGGACACCGCTAAGCTGTGGGAAACACTCAGCACCGCATTGCGCGATACCGCAGCGACCAACGGCCAGATCATCCAGCTCACCGAGACGCTTCAGAAAATCGGTCGCATTGGAGGATCCTCTTCCGAAGAAATGGCGAATGCTCTTCGTCAGTTCGGCCAGTCAATTTCCTCTGGCACTGTACGGGCGGAGGAGTTCAACTCCATCCTTGAGCAAATGCCTGAACTGGCGCGGCAGATCGCCGCCGGGATGGGCGTAAGTATCGGCGAACTGCGTCAACTGATGTTGGACGGGAAACTGACAGCAGAAGATGCGCTTAATGCCATCCAGAAACAAACCGGCTCAGTAAATGCAGAGTTCGAAAAACTTCCTCGTACTCTGGCTCAAGCCAATACCGCGCTGACAAACTCATTCCTGTCGATGATTGACTCTGTTAACCAGGCGACAGGCGCAAGCACAGGACTGGTTGCGGTTATCGACTCGATGACGGCCGCTCTCGACAGGCTGGTGGGAAGGGCAATCTCAGCGGATGCGCAGATTTCAGAACTGAACAGCACAGCAGAGATGTTTACCCGCCGGGCGCGAACCTGGTCATGGCTTGGGCTTGATGGCTGGGAGGCGCAAAACAAAGCGCTGGCCGGGCTAAGCAATAAAGCCGCCATGCTGGTTGGCGACCTGGCCGCTGTTTCCAAAGCATCACAGACCGCGGCAAACACAAAGCCGATCGAGATAAAGGCTGTTGCTGGTACAGGCAAAAAGAAAAAGACTCAGTCCGAAAAGGAAGCAGAAAAATATGCTAAGGCGCAGCAGACCGTTAACGAAAAGCTGGAAGAGCTTAGACAGAAGGCGCAACTTTCCGCAGGAAGCTTGGGTGAGTTGTCTCGTGCGCAAGCTGTTCTGAATGCTCAGCAGTCACTCGGTAGCGCTGCAACTCAAGCACAGATTAAAGAGGCTGGAGAATACGCCGCCAAAGCATGGGATGCAGCAGCGGCAGCCAGAGGGGTAACTGAAGCACTTAAGGCAATCCCTTTGCAGGCGGAGAATAAATCCTACGCCGAATCCATGCAAAATCTGAAGGCCGCACTGAACGCTGGGAAAATAGATCTCAAGGAGTATAACGCTGCCACGGAGAAAATGGCGCTCGAGCACCAGAATAACCTCGCCAAGATTAACGCCCAGGCCACAGTCAATCCGGTAGCTTCTGCCCGAGCCGAAGTTGACCCGGTACAGCAACTGGTGAACGAAAATAACCAGAAGTTAGCCCTGATGCAGCAATATCAGCAGCAGGAACAGGCGATACTCCAGCAAAGTTACCAAAAAGGGAAAATAAATTACGATCAGTTCGTTGCTGCAAAGGCAGCTACCGATGCCCAGTACCTTGCCTTAAAGACTGCGCAGGAAAACCAGTTCAATGAGCAGATGACAGCCGCTCAGTGGCAATTGCTCAGTCAGCAAGGTCTTGGTTATGAAATGCTGACAAGCGCGGTGGATGCGTTTTCAGGTAATGCATCTAATGCGTTAACCGGGCTGATCACCGGAACGATGTCAGCGCAGGATGCTATGCGTTCGCTCGGGAATACGATGCTGAACAGCGTGGTAAATGCGCTAGTCCAGGTTGGAGTTGAGGCTCTCAAAAACTTCATTATCGGTCAGACATTGGGCGCAGCTTCTACCGCTGCTTCTGTCGGTATGGCTACCACGACGGCGGCCGCATGGGCTCCAGCCGCAGCGCTGGCCAGCCTGGCATCCTTTGGTGCAAACTCAGCGCCTGCGATGGCTGGTATTGCATCTACCGTTGGGCTTGCTCAAGGGCTGGCTTTGGCTGGGGCCAGATACAATGGCGGACCTGTGTCAGCGGGAAGCATGTATCAGGTCGGTGAGCGAGGGAAGCCGGAGATTTACCAGGCCAGTACCGGTAAGCAGTACATGATACCGGGCGACAACGGCAAGGTAATTAGCAACAAGGATATGCAGAGCGGGAGTGGTGTAATAATCAACAATATCGTGCAGAATTACACCTCTGCTACTGTTGATTCTCAGGGAACTGTGAACTCAGATGGTAGTATTACCCTGACCACGATTATCGCGGATTTGAATAATGGAGGCCCGATAAGTCAGGGTATAACCAGCAACTTCAACGTTAAAAGAACCCCGAACGGTCAGGGATAAGGAGATTTACGTGGTTATTGAGCCTGGCGAAATGCAGTCAATACCAACCGAGATAGGTAAGCCACATAAGATATGCCCGAACAGGGCGGTCGAGTTTGTCTTTACTCTAAATGATGGATCAAAAATTAAGGGTATAGCGCCAGCTGGCGAAGATCTGGAATTTACCAATAATGGCGATATCGTTGACATAAAAATCAATATTTACGAGGCACCATCCGGGCCCCGGCTTGTTGATTAATCAAACCCGCTTCGGCGGGTTTTTTAATGCCTGGAGTTTAGATGCCAATTATCGACTATCCCGACTGGCTGCCACTGGCGCAGAAGGCCAGCAAAAACATGACTCTCGATACCGGGTTCCAGACCGATCAGCCAGCGGTCGGCCCGGCTATCTTCGAGAATCAAACCGACGACCTGAAAGTGACCTGGTCACTGACGTGGATCTTCACTCTGGCGCAGGAACGCGCTTTCCAGCAGTGGCTACGCAGCCCGAACTATCTCAACCGGGGCCTGAACTGGTTCCGGATGAATATCAATCTGGGCGGCAGTGGCCTGCAATTGCAGGAGCTTCACTTCACGCAGATGCCAGTCCAAACCAGTATCGACGGTGGGGTGGTGACCTGGACGGGGACCGTTATTGCGAACCACCTCTATAACGCTGACGACGAGTTTGACGACATAATTGTTGAGCTGCCTCCACCGTGGGATTCGTGGCTGGATATCGTTGTCACGGGTTATCCTGACGGGCGCGACCCGGAATCTTTACCGAGAGTGCCGTGATGCCTACCTTCAGAGCTTATAAGCAGCAGCGCCCGACGCGCGGACTGTACGACACCATCACGTTCTACCATCCATCCTTCGGCTATGTCCGCCTGGTCGATAAGCAGTTCTTCCCGAAGACGCTTGGCGGCCAGACGTACACACCCGCCCGTTTTGAAATCGAAGAGAGCCAGCAGAGCGGTACGCCGGTGATCGATGCGACGGTGAAGTTAGGGCGGCTGTCGTCGGACATCAAAGCGCTGATGAAGCAGTGGAAGGGAGCGGCCCGGCTAACAGCTATCACGGCCACCCGGCAGATCTTCGACAGCGGAGACGTGTCTGTGCCGATTAAGTCCTGGCAGCTTTACGTAAAGACGGTAGATATCGATGCCGACGCCGCATCGGTCACTCTGTCTGTCACCAACCCTCTAAACAACAACATCGGAAGGCTCTATGACCCAACGGAATACACTGGCCTTCAGTACCTCTGATTTTATCAGCAGGATGATCGGCGTGCCGTGGGCTAACCGGGCCTGTTCGTTCGAAAAGGTGGATTGCTGGGGGCTGGTGGTGCTGTATTACCGGCACGTCCTCGGCATTGAGTTGCACCAGACACCGGACTACGAAGCCGGGGCGGACTTCTTCACCTGCTATCAGGGTGACGTTGTTTTCTGGCGCCAGGTCGATAATCAGGTCGAGGGCGGGATATTTGTCGGGTACCGCGGCGCGCAACCGGCGCACGTTGGCCTGGTACTGAACCGGCAGGCGCTGCACTCGCGTGGAGAGAACGGAAGCGTGCGCATGGACTCGTTGCTGGTCATTCAGCGGGCATTCACCAAAGTGGAGTTTTTCGAATATGGCGCTGGTTGAGATATCGAATTTTCCAGGAACGCCTAAGCTGCGTTGCAGGGTGCCAAACGGCACCCTTTTTTATGACTGGCTGGCGGCCAATGACGCTACTTTTCACCGCGACCTGCTGATCGTCCGCAACGGCGTAAAGCTGGGCGACGATGATGAGCTGGCGTTTGAACTGAGCGAGCTGGACCACATCCAGATATTCGACCAGCCAAAGGGCATTGTCGACGACATCCTGAGCCCGATCTTTAAAGTGGTGGGCCAGGTATTTTCGTTCCTGGCGCCGAAGCCAGCTATAGCGAACAACGGCGGTAATACCGTCGACTCGCCCAACAATAGCCTGACCGGTCAGACAAATACCGCTCGCGTTTACAAGGCCAAGCCGGATATCTATGGCCAGATTCGTTCGTTCCCGGATCTGATTCAGGAGTCGGTATTCGAATATGTACACCAGACTTCCACAGACGGCGGCCTGAAGTACGTTACAGAGTGGATGTGCATCGGGATCGGCAAATACGATTACGAGTCCGTGCGCTACTCAGAATCCAGCCTGGGCTCTCTGGCCGGTGCCGAATTCCAGTTCTTCCACCCTGGCGAAGTAATCCCGCAGATCGTTGAGGGGTACGGGTTCGATGACGTCGACGGGCAGGAGGTCCCTGGGCAGAACGAAGCCAGCGACTTCCCTATCGAAACAGCAACGGCAAACACGGTGGTCAGCGGAACGTATTCCGGCGGCCAGATAGCGATGAAAATCGTTAAGCAGGCTGAGTTCGACTATTTCATGGGGCTGGTGCTGCCGCACGCGGTGACTTTCACCATCAACGTGACGTACAGCACGGCCTCCGGCACCGTGACTACCGATGCTACATTCTCCGGCACGCTGATATCCGCCGTTGAAACAAACGATGGCGCGGTGGTGAATCCCGTGCGCTGGTACACGTTCACGATGAACCAGCTGGAGGGTCCGCAGGACATCCCGGCGAATGCCACGATCAACACAACGAAATTCATCCTCAACGATAACGAGGCGCTGGTGGTTGGCCCGTTCTTTTCCCCGGTCGAGTCAACGCAGCTGTGGCTGCATACCCAGTCCAGCCTCGGCGGGAAGAAAGAGACCAACTGGAAGGTTGTCATCTGGAAAATCGACGACGACTACAACCAGGTGCCGGGAACGCAGCAGACGTTTACGTACCGGCAGACGACGCCGCACCAGTCGACGAGCGAGGTGTTTTATCGCACCGACAAGATCACTCCGACCGGCGGGTTCGGGAAATACGCGGTCAGCTTCCAGCGCACGGATAACTCCGGCGACGCGTCACTGCTCAAGGTAGAAGAGATCCACAGCATCAACATCAGGACAAACGTCGTTCACCCGACCGACACGCTGGTGCGCGTAAAAGTCCGGGCGACCGAGAATGCCCTGGGGAGCCGTGAGCGCAAATACAACGCGCTGGTGACGCGCCACACCATCACATACGACCTCGACACGCAAATGGTGGATTACACCCTGAGGCCGTCGCGCTCGTTCGCTGATGCGGTGGCGCATACCTGGCTGATTATGGGCGAGCAGCCGGTAAGCAGCATTGACCTGTACGGGCTGTACTCTATCGCAGAAAGTCTGCCTGACGAGCGCCTGGGCTACTTCGACTACACGTTTGACGACGAGAACGACTCTCTCGGCGACCGCGTGCAGGCCATCTGCAATGCGGCGTCTGTTGTGGCGTACTGGGATGATGGAGTACTGACGTTTACCCGCGATCAGAAGGTTGACTACCCGGCGGCCGTATTCAACCGGGCCAACATGAAGACGGACGAGTACAAAATGACGTACGAAGCCACGTTGCCTGGTGGTTATGACGGTGTGCAGGTTTCCTACGTTCACCCGACCACGAACAACAAGACGTACATCAACTACCGCGTGCTGAACGGCGCCATCGTCGAGCAGGAAGCGGAGAACCCGAACAAGCTGGAGATAGTCGGCTTCCGTAACGAGTATCAGGCCCGGGAGCGCGCATTACGCGAAACCAAACGCCTGATCTACTCGCGCGTGAAGATGAATGCCAAAGTGTTTGAGGACGGAATTATCCAGGTTGGCAGCGTCATTCAGATGCCTGACATCTACGACAGCAACCAGCAGCAGGGTTACATCACCGGCCGCGCCGGGAATGACTTCGATACCAGCGAGCCGATCACGTTTACTGGTTCGATGTATGTGCTGGTGACAGACAGCCTGGGTAACCCGACGCTGCGCTATCCGGCCACCGCCCGCAGCGAAACGAAGTACGGGTTCACCGCGGCTATCCCTAACATTCAGCTCAACATATGGAACGGTGACACTGTGCAGCTACCGTCGCGCTATCTCATAGCGACTGTGGAGGAACTTGACAGTCAGCTATGGACGGTCAACAGCATCAAACCGAACACAGATAATACGGTTTCACTGACGGTCGCGGAGTACAGCGACGCAATCTACCAATAAGAACCGTCCCCGATCAACCAGACCCGGCCGCCGTGCCGGGTTTTTTTATGGAATCAATATGGCTACGCAACCTACCAATTTGTCTGTCCCAAGTGAATCACCGCGCGATCTGAAATTTAACGCCGGTAAGATTGACGAGTTCGTTACATCGCTGGTCAATACTTACGTTGACCGCTTCGGTAATGAGCATTACACCATCGAAGGTTTGAAGCAGTTGGTGCTTAAGCAGATTTACTCCCTGGGATGGAACCTTAAAGGATCTTTCCAAGGTGGCGGGGTGGTTGAGAATCCTGGCGATCTGCTTCAGGACACATCTACGAACGTTTGGTATCGATGGGATGACCTTACCTCACTCCCTAAAACAGTACCACCAGAATCCACTCCGGCTTCTGCTGGAGGCACCGGAGCTGGTAAGTGGCAACCAGTGGATATTGCTGACGTGCTACGAAAGGATTTAGCGAATCCAACAGGTGCGGAGATGATTGGTGCAACTAATGCGGATGGAAGCACTAGAAACGTTCAGGAATTTCTTTTAGCGAATGACTCTTCCGAATTCAGGTCTAAAAACATCGCTAAATTGGCTGCGGTGAATTACAAAATCAAAACACGACAATCAATTAAAGTTTTATTTCAAGGAGATTCAATAACCGCTGGATATGATATGACAACCACTGATAGCGTTCCAGCAGATAATGGGGACTGGGCTAGACATGCAACTATGACATATCCCAAGAGATACGTAGATTTTATGTCTGAACAGTGCGGAGTGGCGGTGGTTCCGACCTATAGAGCCATTTCAGGCTATACGGCAAAACAAGCCTATGAGAATCCAAACTGGCAAAGTAACCCATCCTGCGACTTGGCTTTTATTATGTATGGCATCAACGATTCTAACGGAGTTGATGGCGCAACGCATGAATCCTATATGGAGTATATGGAGAAATTAATTCGAAGGTTAATCAACTGGAATATAGGGGTGGTTGTATTAACATGTGCGGCTGGAGGTCAAGGCGCAGGGAGCCCGCTTTATCAGATTTGGGCGCAGCAAGTTAAAAATATGGCGAAGATTTATGGTTGCGTTCATTTTGATGCGCATGAGGTTCAGTATAATAGATTGTTTGGTACTGTTCAGTCTGACAATACTCATTTCAATAGTGTTGGTTACGCTAAACTTGGTGAGTCGCTTACTTCAATGTGTGGCGCTGGTGGGCTGTTAGAAACATATGAACCCGTCAGAAGTGAAGTGCAGATGTGGCCAGGCTCTCAAAGCAATCACATTGGTTATTGCAATCCTGAGAATAATGTTGCCACTTCCTATAGCGCTGCGGCATATACCAATGTTGGAATTGTTGGAGTCCTTCCTGCCGGGCAGCGCTGTGTGATGTCTTATCATTTTTATCAAGACTGTGAGGCGCTAGAGATAGATGTGATTGGTGCATGGTCAGATGGAGGGTTGACTTGTATTGCAAATAACTGGTATTCCCCAGCCTCATTAGAATACTATTCATTTTCACAAAATATTAATAATGAGCGATCTCAGGGAATGAAGTCATCTTTTATCTCGTCTTCTTTAAACAATAAAGATGGCAATAGAGATGGTCAGCCTAAATTCATTGGAACTATTTATGGGAAAGGTTGGAAAACAGTTTCTATATTCAATAAATTGGATGGAACATCTACGGCAGATCAATATATCCAAATGATAACACTGAGGCCTGTTAATTTAAGAAAAGCAACCCCATTCCGACGTGGTGCTCAATTTGGTTCGGCATCCGTAGTGAGGCAGATGTACCCTGAATCTCTTGGGACTGATGCAGCACCTCCGAATGCTATTAATTTCCCATCCGTCACCCTACCCCTCCCTGACGGGCTAAAGGGCGTGACCAAGGACAACAAAGTCCAATACTTTGATTGCGCTATTGCTAAGGTAATTATAAAAGCAGTTGGAGGAACATTCGGTAGTCAGTATCTGGAGGGGGTTTTATATAAAACCACCTCCGGGTCGGATACATTCACAATGACCACTTTGACACAAACCGGTGGGCCTACAATCTGGCCTTCCTTGACTTTTACCAAGACTCAGAAGTCCATAGCAAACACATACACGGCAAATCAGTTTGGACCAGGAATGCCAGTAAGGAATATTCCCTTTACTACCCCTGATGTAAGTTATGGTTCTGGGAGAAAGGATCTCGGTGATTGGTTAACTATCACAGCTAACTGGTCTGGTGTTACTGGAGGGGAAAAGAACGCCTATTGGAGCATAGAGCTTTGGAGTATAGATTTTGACGGTGCTCCAATGGCATCAGCTTTTTAAAGGGGTGGGGCCTAGGCCCCATTCTTTCGCCATATGAAAAGGTTTACTTAACATTGGAAGTTATTTTCGTCCACCCACTTAAGTGCTATTGCTTATTCAAAAAATTATTCTAATGCATTTTGCTATTTGCAAATTCACATAGGAGCGTTTGCTTGAGCGCATTTTTGTCTAGTTTACTTACAAGGAATTTGAGTTGCATATTCAAATGATTTTTAAACTATCGGATGTTTACACTCTAAATCTTTAAATTTAGTTGGGTGAAAATATTGTAGGGTCTTCCACCTCTATTGTTTCATGCTCTCAAATACCCTGTTAAAAAAAATATCCTATCCGGACAACCACTTACCCCCACAATGACAATCGACAATTGATCCCCAGTATAGTTTAGCGATACTGTATATGCATACAGTTATTTTGTGAGGTAATCATGCCACGCACAGCAGACATACACGCCGCCTTCGTTGCGGTAATTAAGCTCAACCCTAAGGGCTATCGATATCTGAGCACAGACAGCTTCATCGAGAAGCTGCGGGAATTCAACTGGCACTTTACCCGAACAGACGCCAATGCATGGATAGAGCGCTATCAGCCAGACTTCACGGATAAGACGACTGACGGTACCGACAATCACTACTGGATCCTGCGCAACATGGGGAGGGTTCACTGATGGGATTTCCTTCACCGGCGGCTGATTTCGTAGCACCGCGTTTATCTCCGGAAATTATCTGCGGGATCGGCATGGACAGCCGCATCCTCGAAACCTCGTCTGGCTTTGCGGTTATCGAGCCGTGCACCAGACTGGTACAGAATCAGGTTCTGCTAATCCTCAGCGGCGGACGGACTCAGTTTGCCAGGGTCATGGGCAGGGCGCTGATTTGTGATGATGGTGAAGCGATAGAGGGGGAGGCTGCGGAAGAGGTTGAGGTGATGGGGCGGGTGACGTTCTTCATCAACAGCGTGATGCAGGATGACAGGGTGGTGTGA